GGTAGTGTGACTCTTGTTGCCGGAATGACTTATACGCACACAGGCACCGCAACAATCACAGGTACGAGCACACTTATAACTGCTGGTAAAACTTTTACTAACTTTACTGTTGCTGGCTCTGGAATTACGGTTGCGCTAGGAGATGCAGTTACGGTACGTTCTGGCGGGTCTATAACTGTTACTCAAGGTACATTTAATACCAACGGATACAACGTAAATGCCGCCACTTTAGCGTCATCAAATTCAAACACACGAGCCATAAATTTAGGATCAAGCACGGTAACGTTAACCGGTTCAATTGATTTTGCCACCAGCACCGGGCTTACTTTTACTTCTGGAACATCGCAAATAAACACATCGGGAAACGGAATAGTTTTTAACGGCGGGGGTCAAACTTTTTATAATGTAGCTTTCACCAGCACCAATGCGGGTGGAGCAGCAATCACAGGCGCAAACACGTTTAACAATTTATCTGTAACCGCTTCCGCATCCGCTGGTGTGACGCCGATAACCTTTGACTCCCGCCAAACCATCAACGGCACACTGTCCACAACAGGCACCGCAGGCAACCGCCGAGTCTGGTTTCGTGGAGCTACCTACGGTCTAGCCCAAACTCTCACCATCAACGCCACACCGAGTCTGACAGACGCAGACTTCCGGGACATCTACGTTATCGGCACTGCTGCGCCGATCTCAGGTACTAGGATTGGTGACTTGCGTGGCATCCGTGGGATCACGTTCAGTACGCCTAAGACGGTGTATTGGAATCTTGCTGGCGCACAGAACTGGTCGGCAAACGGATGGTCGGATACAAGCACAGGTACGCCAAACACTAACTTCTTTCCACTCGCGCAGGACACCGCTACGTTCACAAACGCAGGTTCGGTGACGGGCACGATAACGATGAACTCTGCTGTTCCCTACACAGGGACGGTGGATATGTCCGGTCGCACGAGTGCCATGACGCTGGCAATTGGCGCAGCGTTTACGATTTATGGCGACTGGAAAAACGGTTCTGGAACCACATTAAGCACTGCAAACACCTTGATGTTCTCTGGCCGTAACACGCAAACCATCACCAGCGCAGGCAAGACATTTAGCGGCGGCATTACGGTTGACTCCTACAGCGGCACAGTCGAGCTTGCTGATGCCCTGAACATTGGGTCACAAACCCTCACCGTTACCAACGGCACGTTTGACACCAAGAACTTTAATGTCACGGCTGGATCGCTATCGTCTAGTAACTCAAACATCAGGACGATTACGCTTGGGTCGAGTACGGTGACGTTGAGTTCTAGCGCGGCGGTGATTGCGCTGCAAACATCAACAAATCTAACATTTAATGCTGGAACGTCCCAAATTAATTTGACTAGCACGTCTACGCCAAATATTAGCGTCGGGACGGCGGCGGGTTCTGGTGTAACCTTTTACAACATGTCTTTTACAGGGGCGGGCGCAACATCGTATGAAATCAGGGGACAACCGTGCGTATTTACCGCTCTGTCTTTTCCAGCCCCCACATCTGCTGGTTTAGCGGTGTGCGTCTTTGGTGCCAACCAAACCATCACCGGCACCCTCACCGTCGCTGGAGCCACAGCAGTACGCCGCATCTTCGTCCGTTCTGACACCCTTGGCACCACCCGCACTCTGACTGTCGGCACCCTATCCGCAACGGACTGCGACTTCCGCGACATTACGATTGCTGGAGCAGCAGCAGGATCATCGCCCACCCGAGCAGGTGACTGCGGTGGGAACTCTGGGATCACGTTCCCGGCTTCAAAGACCGTTTATTGGAACCTTGCGGGGACACAGAACTGGAGTGCGACAGCATGGGCTCCATCGTCTGGCGGAACACCTGACATCAATCAGTTTCCTCTTGCTCAAGACACAGCGGTGTTTGACGAAGCAGGCAGCGTGACGGGGGCGATCACGATCAATGCTGCGTGGAATATCGGTACTTTTGATGCGTCGGCTAGAACGAGTGCGATGACGATAAGCAATGGCTCTACTCCTTTTGTTTATGGAGATTGGGGCTTTGGTACCGGGGTTACATCAAGCAACACAAGTAACACGATCACATTTGCTAAGCGCGGCACTCAAACTATTACTAGTTCTGGGATAGCATTTAAGTGCCCTATTGATGTTAATTCTGTAAATGGGTTGCTTCAATTAGCAGACGCATTTGAAATTCAGGGCGAACGCAATTTTACACTTACAAGTGGTACTTTTGACGCCGTTACATATAATGTAACACTCGGTTTGAGACTACTTCTCACAGGCTCTACAACAAGAACTCTAAAAATGGGCTCAGGCACATGGACTTTAACTGTTGTTGATACTTTTGTAGTTTGGGATGCAACTACTACAACAAACTTAAATTTTTATAAAGGAACTGCAAACATTTTACTTTCTGGAGCTGGAGTAGGCTCTACAAGAACATTCCACGGCGGCGGTCTTTCCTACAACAAGCTCACCATCGGGGGCACCACCGGCACATCTACTACCACCATTACCGGCAACAACCAATTTACCGAGCTTGCCTCGACCAAGACCGTTGCACACACTATAGATTTTGGTTCCACCACCCAGACCTTTGGCAAGTGGACTGTCACGGGCACCTCTGGCAACGTGGTCACGCTGACGGGTACTGGAACCTCTCACATCCTTGCTGGCGCGTGTACCTCGGGTATTGATTACCTTGCAATGGGCAGCATTGGGTTTGCTAACGCATCTCCAGGTGAGTTCTACGCCGGAGCCAACTCAACCGGAACCGCTGGAGCGCCTGTCTACCGTACTGCTAAACCCGCAGACTCCACCCGCTACTGGGTTGGCGGTACGGGCAACTGGAACAACACCAATAATTGGTCTACGTCTTCTGGTGGCGGATCTGGTGCTTCTGTGCCCCGTAGCCACGACGACGTTGTTTTTGACAGCCTGTCTAACGCGACTGCTTACACCGCTACGGTCGGCGCTGTGATCGGCGGTATTCGGATGAAGTCCCTGACAATTGCTGGCCCTGCATCTGGAAACGTGACTCTTGCCGGAACGACTGCAATGGTCGGGATACATGGCAACGTAACGCTGCCTGCTACGGGGCTGACGAGGACTTATACCGGAGCGATGACGCTATCCAGCAACTCAACTGGACTGACGTTTACGACAAACGGTGTGTCGCTAAATAGTGACATAACGGTAAATGGTGTTGATTGCGCCTGGGCGCTTGGCAGTGCGTTGGATATGGGATCGTCGTCAGCGCTGACGGTTAACAATGGATCAATTGACCTTGCAACTTACAATTTAACTGGGTCACAAATAGTTTCAAACAATGGAAATTCCAGAACAATTGATTTTGGTACAGGAACCACTCAACTTTCTGGTGCTGCGCCAATCAATTTTGGCACCGCAGAAACCAACCGAGCTAATCTAACTGTCACAGCAGGTACGTCACAAATAAACATTTCCATAGCCAACCCAACCTTCTCCGGCAACAACCAGACCTTTTACAACGTCAGCTTTACCGGTACCAGTGAGGGGACCGTCACGATCAACGGTGCAAACAGCTTCAACGACCTGTCTTTTACCGGCCTAGTTTCTGTTGGCTTAAGAAATATCTCCCTCACCGCCAACCAAACCGTTACCGGAACACTGACGTTCTCCGCTGGAACCAATGCCACAAGGCGGAATTTCGTACAGTCGAATACGCTTGGTACAACTCGTACACTGACCGTCGCAGCGTTCTCCGGGACTGACGTAGACTTTCGAGACATCACCGTCACCGGTGCGGCTGCTCCAGTGTCCGGGACTCGCCTGGGGGACTGCAAAGGCAACAGCGGGATTACGTTTGTTGCTGGCGCTAACAAATATTGGAACCTTGCGGCTGGTGGTAACTGGGGCGGGGCTATTGGCTGGGCCACATCGAGCGGGGGTACTCCTGCTATCAATAACTTTCCTCTGGCACAAGACACCTGCATCTTTGAGGCTACAGGGCTGAACAGCGGTGCCACAATCACCATCAACAACGCCTACAACATTGGCACCATCGACATGTCGGCTCGAACGACGAACACGATGACGCTAGCGACGGGATCGACAACCCCGGCAATCTACGGCAACTGGATTAATGGAACTGGCACGACACTAACCGGAACAGGTACTTTGACTTTTGCTGGCCGAGGCAGTCAAACGATTACGAGTGCTGGCAAGACTTTTACGCAGAGTTTTATCATTGATAGCCCAGGAGGTTCTGTAACACTGCAAGATGCTTTTGTTTGCGACAGAAACGCAGCCGGTGCTCTTACAGTAACCACAGGAACTTTTGATGCCAATGGGTACAATGTCACGTTGTCAGGTGCGTCTAGTTCTGTTGCAACTTCTGGTACTGGCACTAGAACTGTTGCGGTCGGTTCTGGAACTTTGGCTATATCGGGAACAGGGGGATGGACCGCAGCCACCTCCACCAATCTCACCGTCACCGGCACCGGCACAATCTCCCTGACCTCTGCTTCAGCTAAAGTATTTGAAGGTGGTGGTGTTGCCTACACCAACATCACTTTGAACCAAGGCGGTGCTGGTACTTTGTCACTCTCCGGCAACAACACGTTCAAAGACATCACCAACACATATAAAGCCACGGGTGCGACCAACATCACGTTTTTCACGACAACCCAACGTGTATCGCAGTTCACCGCAGCCGGTGAGTCGGGACGGGTGTTGACGGTCCAAGGTACATCGGCTAGTTCTCCTGGGACGTTGGTCTATACAGGATCTGGCACTGCTGCTAACGTTGACTACCTGACGATCACCGGCATACGGGCGTACAACCTTACTGATACTTGGTACGCGGGTACGAATTCGACGAACAATGGTAGTTTAGGGTGGTACTTTCAGAGTGGTGGTACAACTATTACAGCTTCTGTTAGTGAGACATCAACGGCTTCTGATGTAATAAGTGCTTTAGGATCGTTCGGCTCTGCTGTTTCTGAAACAGTCAACATTGCAGATTCAATTCTAGGGGGGCTGCTGTTTCAAAGCGATCTTTCGGAAACCGTTACTGGTTCTGATTCGGTTGACGCTGTTTTAATATTTAATCGTTCGGTCAATGAATCAGCCATCGCAGTTGATAGCATCAATACATTAGCTACGTTTAATTCAAACATCGCTGAACTCACGACCGGCACTGACACAGTATCAAGTCTTGGAGTGTTAGGAGCGGATGTTTCAGAGCTTTCTGTTGCGTCTGACCAAGTTGCCGCAGGCATTTTATTTTTGTCTGACATTCAAGAATCTTCAAATGCTGCGGATTCAGTCTCTGTAACTCTCACACTTCCGGCTGATATTTCAGAAACCTCAACGGCGTTAGATGTCGTTGCAGCGCAAGCTGTCTTTCCATCAAGCGTTTCAGAAACTGTAACAGGAACTGATTCAACATTTTCTACTGTAGATTTTTTAGCTGATGTTTCCGATACTGCAAGTGCTAATGACAGCATTACGACTATTGTCAACGTAAATTCAGATGTAGCCGATACTGCTTCTGTGCTTGATACGGCTTTAGGTTTTGTGGCGTTTAATTCAAGTGCATCGGATTCTGTTAGTATTATTGATGCTTCTGTAGCTAATGCAGATTTTGCCGTTGCTTTTGTCGATACTGCGGCTGGATCAGACACATTAACGGCACAAGCTGACTTTGCGCCAAGTATTTCAGAACTTGCCACCGCAGCGGATTCAAATGCGGGGATCGTTACATTCCTAACATCAATCAGCGAAACATCAACCGCTTCTGAAACCGCTACAGCCGCTGCGTTCTTTGTTTCCAACATTATTGAAAGCGCAAACTCAACCGATACTACCGCATCACTAGTGACCTTTGGGTCGCTGATCAATGAGTTTGTTCAGACGCTCGATACCTTCTTGGTTGCGGCTTCGATCTTTAACGCTCCGTTCTCGGACTCTGCTACGGCATCCGACAGTGATGTTGGGTTCATCACGTTCCCTGCAACGATCTCTGAATCGGCCACTGGCTCTGATAGTGGCGTTGGATTCATCACGTTCCCAACCGTAATTAACGAAACGTCAACTGCTTTAGATGCGCTATCAGCTCAGGCTGTGTTTAGGTCGTCGATCTCAGAGTCATCCTTAGCTCTGGACGCCATAGCGGTTGCACCTAGCATTTTCAATGTGGTGGTGCCGGAATCTGCCGTAGCTCAGGACGCTGTTAGCTCGTTGGCGATCTTCCCGACCTCGCTTTCAGAGACTGCCACGATCCTCGACTTGACAGAGGGCGCGTTCTTGTGGAATATGGTAGACGATAGCCAGGGGGCAGCGTGGCAGAACGTCAACAACTCTCAGGGGTCTGCTTGGACGTCCGTCAACAACTCTCAGGGGTCTGCTTGGACGCCCGTCAACAATTCTCAAGGTTCCGTTTGGACCGACGTTAACAATTCATCGGGGTCACCTTGGACCCCAGTACTTCCGTAAGGTGACGTATGGCAAGCACTTGGTCAGACAATCTTAAGATTGAACTCCTCGGTACCGGCGATACGAACTGGGGAAACCTTACAAACAACAACTTCAAGTGGGCTCTTGAAGAGTCTATTACGGGATATGGCACTGCCACATTCCCATCTGATGCCAACTATGATTGGGGTGCGCTTTACACTAACTCCAACTCCTCTCAAGCCCAAAGGAACCTAGTCATTCAAGTTGCGGGTTCGATTACCGCTACTCGTGAGTTCATTGTTCCGACGATTGAGAAACAATATATCATTTGGAACAACACGACCGGAAGCCAAGCGATTACGGTCAAGACTTCTGCCGGGACTGGTGTAACGATCCCCAACGGAGTCCGGATGCATGTTTTTGTGGACGGCACCAATGTCGTTCAAATGAGCAACTACGATGTTTCCCGGACGATCGGCACTCTGAGTCTCACCAACGCTCTCAGCGCAGCCAACGGTGGTACAGGGGTCACCTCATTGGGGACAGGTGTTGCTGTTGCCCTTGGTCAGAACGTCACAGGATCTGGCGGGATTGTTTTGACTACCAGTCCGACGCTGGTTACTCCTGCGCTCGGCACTCCGTCATCTGGCACGTTGACGAATGCTACGGGGCTTCCGATTGCCACCGGAGTGTCAGGGCTTGGAACGAATGTCGCCACGGCGCTCGCAGTGAATGTAGGCACAGCCGGTGCGTTTGTTGTCAATGGCGGTGCCCTTGGAACGCCTTCTTCCGGCACGTTGACGAGCTGCTCGGGCCTGCCTGTCAGCACCGGCATCAGCGGTCTTGGCACTGGTGTTGCCACGTTTCTCGCCACCCCATCGAGTGCCAATCTTGCAGCCGCAGTAACGGGGGAGACCGGGACAGGTGCGTTGGTTTTTGCGACATCTCCGACGTTGGTCACTCCTAATCTTGGTACCCCTTCAGGCGGTGTTGTTACAAACCTTACGGGTACCGCAAGTATCAATATCAATGGCACCGTTGGGGCAACAACGCCTAATACTGGTTCATTTACTACAGTTACATTTGGTACCCAAACTAATAAAGCTCAGCTTAGTTATACGACAAATACCGCTAGAACTCTTACTGTTCCTAGTCTTGGCGGTAATAGAATTTTTGCCTTTATTGATGAAGCTCAAACATTTTATAATACGCAATCATTCGATGAAGATATAACTGTTGGTAATTCGGTAACAGTTGGCAACGGAGCTAACGCGGTACCGTCTAATACTGCGGTCGGCGCAGGGACTTTGAGTGCAAACACCTCAGGCGTTCTCAACAGCGCGGTCGGGAACGGCGCTCTTCAAAATAACACCACAGGCTCTAACAATAGCGCAGTGGGAGAAAGCGCTCTCTACGCCAACACTACAGGCTCTGACAATAGCGCAGTGGGAGTAGGCGCTCTTTTTAGCAACACCTCAGGCATTAACAACAGCGCGTTTGGGCGAGGCGCTCTCTTCGCCAACACCACAGGCTCTGACAATAGTGCAGTGGGAGTGAGCGCTCTCCAAAATAACACCACTGGCACAAGCCACACTGCGGTGGGATATGCTGCCCTTTCCAACAACACCACTGGCGCAGCAAACAGCGCAGTGGGAACAAGCGCTCTCTCCGCCAACACCACAGGCTCTGACAATATCGCAGTGGGAGTAAGCGCTCTTACTAGCAACATCATAGGCTCTTACAATAGCGCAGTGGGAACAAGCGCTCTTTACTTTAATGATGGTGACGAAAATACTGCGGTGGGCTATCAAGCGCTCTTCTCTAATACTACAGGTACTGGCAATAGCGCAGTGGGAGTAAGCGCTCTTTACACTAATGAAACTGGCATAGGTAACAGTGCGGTGGGGATTCAAGCTCTCTATACCAACCTATCTGGCACAAACAACAGCGCGGTTGGAGACCTTAGTCTTTACGCAACAACCGGAAGTAACAACTCAGCATTCGGCAGCTCGTCCGGGAGTTCGCTTACTACTGGATCAAGAAATACGTTGCTTGGAGTTGATGTCCAAGCAAGCGCTGTTGGCGGAAATGATCAAATTGTTATTGGATATTCGCTTACCGGTAAAGGTAACGATACTGCTTATATCGGTGGTACTAACGGCGCATATAACGAAAAAAATGTGACGACGTGGGAGACCACTTCAGATGCGAGATTGAAGAAGAACATTGTAGATAATAACGATGGATTAAATAAAATCGAAGCTATACGGGTTCGTAATTTTGAATATCGAACTCAAAATGAGATCAATGAATTGCCCACTACTGCGGTGATCAATAAGCAGGGTACTCAACTTGGCGTAATTGCTCAAGAAATGTTGCCTGAGTGTATAAACACAACTTCGGAAGGTGTGCTTTCTGTTAATACTGATCCGCTAATCTGGTACCTCATTAATGCTGTTAAGGAGCTATCTGCTCAAGTCAAAGCCCTTCAAAATCAATTGAAGTAATATCATGCCACTCAAAAAGCTGTCCTTCAAGCCCGGTATAAACCGCGAGAATACACGCTATACAACTGAAGGCGGTTGGTATTCTTGCGATAAAATCAGGTTTCGTTATGGTACCCCTGAGAAACTTGGTGGGTGGAACAGGATTTCTAGCGAAATTTATTTAGGTGTATGCCGTTCTTTGTGGTCTTGGGCTAATCTTTCTGGGTATATTTATACTGGGGTAGGTACCAATCTGAAGTTTTACATTGAGGATGGCGGGCAGTACTATGATATTACCCCGATCCGTGCCTCTTCTACAATCAACAACAATCCGTTTGCTTTAACTGCTTCTCCTACAGTAACGGTCACCGATACTGCACATGATTGTAATACGGGAGACTTTGTAACTTTTAGTGGGGCAGTGGATATTGGTGGCGGTGGAACCAACGTGACAGCAGCGGTGCTCAATCAAGAGTTCCAAGTAACGGTTGTTGATGTTAATACTTATACAATCACACTCCCTGTAACGCCTAATGCTACTGCGATTGCTGGTTCTCCAGGTGGTGGATCTTCCGTCACGGCAACTTATCAAATTAACACCGGCAGTCCTGTGCAGGTTGTTGTGATAGGTTGGGGTGTAGGTGGATGGGGTCTTGGTGGTTGGGGTGGCGGTAGTGTTGTTTCTCAAATCCGTCTTTGGAGTCAGTCCAACTTTGGCGAAGATTTGCTTTTTGGACCTCGGGGCGGGGCGATTTATTTTTGGGATAGCTCTGCTGGTATCGGTACACGGGGTGTAGACCTTGCTACTCAAGTCGGCGCTTCCGACGTACCTACCATTCAGAACTACCTTCTTGTTTCAGATATTTCGCGTTTTGTGTTTGCGTTTGGTTGTAATGATTACGGATCTGCAATACAAGACGAAATGCTTCTTCGGTGGTCGGACCAGGAAGATGCTCTAAACTGGACTCCATCCGCCACCAATCAGGCGGGCAGTCTTCGCTTGTCTCGTGGATCTACGATCGTCACCGCTATTCAAGCTCGTCAAGAGATCCTAGTGTGGACCGATGCAGCGCTTTACGGTCTTCAGTTTCTTGGGGGTACTGAAGGTTGGGGTGCGCAGCTAATTGGTGAAAACATCTCAATCGTTAGTCAAAACGCGGTCGCTTATGCTAACGGACTCTCGTTCTGGATGGGGGTTGACAAATTCTATATGTACAGCGGACAGACGCAAGTGCTGCCCTGTGACCTACGTCAGTATGTCTTTAGCGACATCAATTACGATCAATTTCAACAAGTTTGTGCTGGGACCAATGAAGGGTTCAATGAGATCTGGTGGTTCTACCCGAGCGCCAACTCGCTAGTCAACGATCGATATGTGATCTACAACTACCTCGAAAAAATTTGGTATTACGGGGAGTTGGGGCGCACCGCTTGGCTTGATTCCGGTCTGCTTATCTATCCGTTGGCAGCGACCTATAGTAACAATTTGGTCTTTCATGAGTTTGGTGTAGACGATAACCAGACTCCGGTTACTACTGCGATCAACGCTTACATTACGTCGGCTGAAGTTGATATTGACGACGGCGATAAATTTATGTTTATTCGGCGTGTTGTTCCGGACATCACCTTCCGTGGATCCACTGCTGGATCGCCGTCAGGTACGCTGACGCTCCTTCCTCTTAAAAACTCCGGCTCTGGCTACAACGTCCCACAATCAGTCGCTGGATCTAGTAACGCGGCGATTACCCGTACCGCAACGGTTCCGATTGAAGAGTTCACCGGACAGGTGTACATTAGAGTGCGAGCACGGCAGATTGCTATGAAGTTTGAGTCTTCAGCGCTTGGTGTGCAGTGGCAGCTCGGCTTGATGCGTCTTGATATGCAGCCTGATGGCAAGGCTTCTGGTTCTGGAGTGTCTGGTGGATGAACAACATCACATACAATTTCCGAGCTCCTGCACTTCCGTATGCCCCTGCTGATTACAATAAGCAGTATGTTGATCAACTCAACAACGTCCTGCGGATCTACTTCAACCAGATCGACAACCTTCTGAGAGAACTTGTGGCTGCTCAAGGACCCTATGGTATTTATCCGGCTGGCACGGCAGCGGATGCTTTTGGTCGGTTGCGTGTTAGTGAGCCGTTCACCCTCTTTGATTCGCAAAACCGCTACGCTGCGGATAATCAGTTCGATGTGGCTACGACCGGGACGGGTACGACTTCCTTCCTCACCAATGAAGCCGCCGTCAAAATGGAGGTCACTGGAGCTGGGGTTGGGTCGGTACTCCGGCAGTCTTTCCGCTCTTTTCCGTATCAGCCGGGTAAAGGGCTGCTGGTCCTCGCTACGTTTGTGATGGATAGTAGTATGAGCTTGAACCTCACTCAACGAGTGGGGTACTACAACGACCAGAACGGCGTGTTTTTTCAAAGGGTAAATGGGACGTATTCGTTTGTCCTAAGAAGTTATGTCACAGGTTCTGTATCAGATGCGCGAACCGTGAATCAGTCCTCTTGGAACGGCGACAAGCTAGACGGGACGGGTGCTTCTGGTTACACTCTTGACCCGACAAAAGCACAGATTCTGTGGATGGATTTTGAGTGGTTGGGTGTTGGCTCAGTGCGGTGCGGTTTCGTCATCAACGGTGAATTCATCATATGCCACACGTTTACCAACGCTAATGAAATCACTAATGTTTACATGACCACCGCTATCTTGCCGGTTCGTTATGAAATCGTAAGCACGACTGCGGCTGTTGCAGCGTCCATGAAGGCAATTTGCTGCACCGTTATTTCTGAAGGCGGGTTTGAACAGACATCGATTGACCATGTGGCGCGACGTACTACGGTATTAACATCTATAGGAACTACTTTCTTGCCTGTAGTGTCTATCCGGTTGGCTTCTGGGCGAACAGGTGCGGTTGTGATCCCCAATAGGGTTCAGGTTTTTCCAACCACCAGTCAAAACTATGAAGTGGCTTTGATTAAGAATCCGACCTTAACCGGCGCTACTTTTGCGGCTACCGTACCAAGCGACACCAACGTAGATTTTGACGTTGCTGCCACTGCCACAACGGGCGGCACGATTGTGCAGACTGACTACGTTTCAGCCAGTGCGTCAGGCGGTACGGGGAGCACAAGTTTTCCCAACGCCTATAACTTCGATCTACAGCTAGGTGCTTCTATTGCCGGAACCAGCGACATCTATACCGTAGCCATTCGGACGGTTTCCGGAGCTACCACAGGCGATGCCGTTGGGTCGCTTTCTTTCTTCGATCTGACGCAGTAAAGGCGGATTGAACGTGAAACTGCTTGGCATTGAACATCATTTTTCTGATGGCGTTTACGCCAAAGAGATGCGCATTCCGGCCAAGCATTACGTCAAGAAGCATGTACACGATTACAGTCATTTGAGTGTGCTGGCGTCGGGTACTGTAGTATTAAAAATGAATCGTAAAGCTAGGCTTCTAAACGCTCCCGCATGTATCACAATCCCGGCTGGCGTGGAGCATGTTATAGATGCCGTAACAGATGCTGTGTGGTACTGCATTCATGCTACGGATGAAACTGATCCGGCAAAGGTGGATCAGGTCTTGATTAAGGAGCTTGCATAATGCCCCCGGCAGAATATGGTTCTAGTAGTGAATATGGTTCTAGTAGTGAAGCTGCTCTTGAGCAATTTCCAGGCGAATACGTCCCTCGGTTTTCTCGGGACAAGCTCGATCCTGTCGGTCAAAAGCTCTATGACCAGCTCAAGGACCAGCGTAGCCGTATAGAAGAAAAGGGTGGCGCTGACGCAGTTCGTCAGCTCTATTCCGACCTTCCTGGCACTGCGGATGAAACTTTGGCTTTAATGGCCGAAGAGCTTCGTTCGACCGGGATGACGGACATCTACAAGATTAAGCAGGACAAGCAACGGATTCCAATTCAAGCGCAATCATGGTCTGGTGAAGGTGCTGAAGGTGGGTACGAGTCTGGCACTAATTACTTCATGCCAGACGGATCTCCGGTGCCTTCCAATCTGCAGGTTCAGCAAGATCCGCAAGGCAACTACTACGCTGAGAAAACCTCATACATCAATACAGAAACCGGGCAACCACTAGCAACTAACGCAAATAACGCTCCATTTGCTGGTCGTCAAGACATCCTGTCTGATTACAGCGTTCGCAAACGGCGAGATGTTGGAACGGGAGTTCGCTTCAATGATGAAGGTATCCCAATTTACTTTGCAGAAGGCGCAGCCACGCCTTCAAGCTGGACAAGTTTTACCAACTCCATTCGTCCGCTACTGCCGATTGCGGCGATGCTAATCCCGGGCATTGGGCAAATGTTCTCTGGGGTAGCGTCAAGCATTCTTGGAGCCGGGGCAAGTCAAGCTGCGGTAGGCGCTTTGTCTCAGGGCATTGCATCAACTATTGCGAACACGATTGCGACTGGTGAGCTAAGTGAAGGTTTGAAAGCCGGAATTTTGTCTGGCGGATTAAATTATGGTGTTGGTGCATACAAAGGTCTCGCAGATGTTGCGTATGTTCCAGAGGTGTCCGCCTCTCAGTTAGCTGCTATTGATACCGGATCGTTGCCGGGTCTTGAAGTCCCGCCAAGTTTTAACGTCCCATCACCCGAAGATTTTGCGGCAATAGAGCAAGCATCTAGTTTCCTTGGTGCCGATAGAGCTAAAGATCTTTTTTCAGAGATTGATTTTGACACTCTGTTATCCCCACCACCCTCTGGAACAATTAAAGCGGGGCCACTACTGTCGGATTTTGAAGGCCCATCAGCTTCTGCTCCTGCTCCTGCTCCTGCTCCTGCTCCTGCTCCTGCTCCTGCTTTCACGCCCCCGCCAGTCATTGAGGCGTTGCCTGAAATTACGATAGAGCCCGTCACTTCCGACATACCGCCGGGAGTCGCTCGCCCTACACCAGAACTTCCTCCAATAGAAGTAACCCCTGCCGCTACAGAGACAGCGGTGTCCATTGACGACTTTGCAGATTTGCTTGAAGCAAACCCAAACATTACCGACGAAGAACTTATTGAATATATAACTTCTCCAGCTGTCTCCGAAGCCCCCGTTGCGGAAGCGCCTGTTGCCGTAGAGCCGCCCGTTGCCGTAGAGCCGCCCGTTGCCGTAGAGCCGCCCGTTGCCGTAGAGCCGCCCGTTGCCGAGGTGCCGCCCGTTGCCGAGGTGCCGCCCGTTGCCGAGGTGCCGCCCTTTGCTGAGGTGCCGCCCGTTGCCGAGG